TGAGGTGAGCATATCACCTCTGTTCAGGTGGCCAAATTCAGTGTGCCACTTCAGATTGAACGCAGCAGCAAGACGGCTGGCGGTATAGTTAATCCCCTCGTTGCGTGCTTCCGCACGTACTTCAGCCAGGAAAGCATCGGTGGCTGGGGTTTGCGGCATCCTTCCGTCTATTGCGCAGATATACGCATCAGATAGTTCATCCTGCTCGCCATCAAACACGTAGCAACTCTGTACGATAAATTTATTCAGCCCCGCATTCTCCGCCGCAAGCGCAGCAAGATTAGTCTCCAGCTCTGCAATGCGTTTGCTTTGGGCTTCCCGTTCATCCAGCAGTGCCAGCACGGTAGCCGGATTGGCTGCTGCTATGAATCGCTTATTGGCGCGATTATCTGGTCCTGAGCATGATGCTATGTAGTAATTTGCGTTCAGTCCGGCATCAGCAATTACCCCATAGTAATCATCAGAACACCATTCGCCAGGGGTTGCATTTTCTGCCGCCATTCGCAGTGCCTGGTAATTAATGTTGCTCACTGGTTGCCTCCTGAAAAATAACTGCATGCCCCAGCTTCTCCGCCAGTGCCAGTTCTGCCTTAGCGCCTGCTGACCGCTGCCAGCCTTTCAGCATGTAAATCGCATCCACACAACGAATCATTGCCATGCAAATATCCATGTAGTGTGGCTGTGTCAGTCCGTCCGGAAGTACTGCCGGACTTAAGACGGTATGCCCTTCCCGTTTCAGTTCCTCTTCCGCCTTGTGGAACGCCTCACGGTTGAAATTTTTATACCCGGTCATCGGACCAGCGATATAAACCCTCACCCTCACGCCATCACCTCCTGAAAATTACCCTGATAAAACGCCAGCACACGCTGCATAACCTTGCTTTTCCGGCACTCGCGACAGATTATGTTCTGACGTCTGTCGTAGCGGCGTATCTCTCCATCTGGTAATGAATAAATCAGGTCAGGATCGCTCTTTTTCTTCACCGCCGCTTTCGACATCTTTTCGATGGCTTTTATCCAGTCCTTACGCGCCTGCGCTGAAGGGAATATTCCATACCCTGAACCATATACAACACCACTGGCTACCAGCTCTTTCGTCAGAACTTCTATCAGATGTCTCGTCGCCCCAATTTCATTTTCCAGTTGTTTACGCGTTTTCCGACCATCTCTGCGTACCAGTTCCACAATGCGCGCCTTCACTTCTTCCCGCTGTTCGGAAGTAAAAACTTTTGCCACAAGTCCTCCTGAAAATTACCTCATGATCTGAAATAAACACTTACCCCCTGAAGCCCGGCGGAATTTCGGTATCCGGTTCAGAAATGTGATTCACGCAACGCTGTACAGGCGAACGCCCCAGACGAATAACCAGCTCATCCCATTTTTCGCGAAGCTTTGACGGGCTCATGACGTTTTTTACCCAGAATGGATCCCGCTGTACCCGACCAAACATTTCGCAAATTTGTCTGTGAGTTCTGCCATCCAGCATCCGCATTGTGCGCACATCATTGGCCCATGCAGTCCAGTTGGGTTCTTTCGGTCGCATGATTTCGCCATCATCGCTGGCAGCCTGCTCGTAAAGACTCACGATTCGTCCCCAGATCCACTGCGCACACGCTAAATCTTCCTGGCTACCCCACTGGCGTTTTTTCGCACTGAACACAACCGCGTCAGGGTGTCGGGTTAAAAAATCCTGTTCAGCCGTCTGCGAGTCCGGTTGCGAAGCTTCCGGACGAAAAGATCTTTTATCTGACGGATCAGGTTTTAATACTGACGGATCGGGGCCAACCATCGCCCCCCTATCCGGCTGTTTTTTATCAATGGTTGATCCATCAAAATTTGAGGGGTCAACCGTTGAGGGGGCAATATTTGACGGGTCATTTTTTGCCTGGCTAATTTTTCTTTTCGGTTTATATGCCTCACGCGCCGCCGCTGCTGCTGCTTCTAGTTTTTCCACATTAAGACGGTAGATATTGCTTACATTACGCCCACCGACCTTACGTTCCTCCTTCGTCAGCCAGCCGTTCTTTTCCAGTTCCGCTATCGCAGCTTTAACCGTTGATTCACTCTTTGCCCCAATCTGACGACGAATGGTCTCCACTGCAGGCCATGACACACCTTCGTCATTGCTGTAATCTGCAAGGCGAGCCATTACTGCCACCCTGGATAAGATCATGCCGGTGAAGGCGCACCCTTCCCAGACAAGACCATGAAGCTTGCTGCTCATAAAAAACTCCGAACACCGTGCTTTTAGTGCATCACCAGGGCATTTCCCGCCGGACCACCACGATTCATCTGATTGAAACCAGCGATCGCCACTGCGACAAAATCATCAGCGTCTCTCACCAGTCGTTCCCGCGTCTCCACCAGCTCCCGAAAATAGGCTGAACTGTGGCTGCGCATTCGGGCCACCAGCAGAGGTGGCATTGCTTTTTCGATCGCTGGTAACAACGCCTGAATTTTTTTAACCGCATCAGGGGTGTCTTTCTCCACCCAGCGGAAAATCTTCTGAGTATTGCGAGCCAGGGCTTCTGGGTGTGAATCGTCGTACAGTTCCGGAAACGTCATACCCAGTTCAAAATAAGCCCGGGTTATTTCAGCTGCCGGAACTTTTTCTCCGTCCGGATGCGCCCAGGCATTCATCGCCATGCGGATGTGCTCATGCTTGATTTTCATGAATCACTCTTCCTTTCGCTCTGAGTGGTATCCTTCTTTTTGTAAAGCTCTGGGTTCAAAGATAATTTTCCCTTGGAGTATGCAGCAGCTTCCGCAGCTCTCCCTTTCGGAACTATTTCACCGGGGCGCTTACGCCACATGTAAATAGCTTCGCGGGTTATCCCATAAAAATCAGCGACCCTCTGAACAGAGCCAAAAAACTGAACAAGTTCATCAACTCGCATTTCACCCTCCTAAAATCTAAGTATTTTTAGATTACAGGATAATTTTTTTTAGGTCAATGCGATCTAAAATAATTTATATTCAACTCGCGGGAGAAAATGATGGAAAGCCTTGGCATCAGGCTTAAGAAACTCAGAAAAGATAAGGGACTCACCCAAGTAGAACTGGGTAAGCTTTCAGGCGTGACTGGGGTTACTATAGGGTACTGGGAGAAAGATCTAAACGAACCCGGCAGCAAAGCTCTAAGTAAGTTAGCCCAAGCATTAGGAACTACTGAGTCCTATCTCCTGTATGGAGTATCGTCTCCTGAACTATCTTTTGTGCAGAGCAATCCAGGCACCAAGATCCCCTACTTTTCGTGGGGTGACGCGATTTCTTTCCTAATCTTAGAAGGAGAGAAAACAATGGGAAATGTCGATAGGATCACCACATTCTTTGATGTAGTGGAAGGTGATTTTGCCGTTTCAATGCCTGATGACACTATGCATAACCCCTCAGGGTCGCCAAGTATCCCAGTTGGTGCCACTGTGATCCTAAGACCAGGAGAAAGTTATAAAAATGGCAGTATCGTCGCTGTAATAGTTCCAGATCCTCTTACAAATGAACCGTCTATGACTATAAAAAAATTAGTTATTGATGGAAAACTTGTGTATTTAAGCCCTCTCAATCCGCGCTATCAATCATCCTTGCTTACGCCAGAGTGTAAAATTGTTGCCGTAGCAAAAGGTGTACAGTTCAACCTATAACCCTGCCATGTTCTTGAACTTAAGGTCGGTTATGCCGACCTTTTTTTTAAATTAATTTAGATTCCTCTTGACTATAAAACTAAATACTTTTAGATTTATTGCATGCCAACCCATCCCGTCCCCACAGAATGCAGGGCAATACTTCGAGTTACCAGGCAGTGGTCAGGGGTTAAGTAGCCAGCCCGAGGCGTATGAACATGACGGCGGGATTCAAATTTTGCAGTGCAGCAGTTAGTTCCGCCACCCGGCGTTAAGGGGAGAGATAAGATGGTGCATTACGAAGTAGTTCAGTATTTGATGGATTGTTGCGGTATCACTTACAACCAGGCTGTGCAGGCTTTACGCAGCAACGACTGGGATCTCTGGCAGGCAGAAGTCGCTATACGTAGCAACAAGATGTGAGATTCGCAAAATGCAAAAAATCGACCTCGGCAACAACGAATCCCTGGTGTGCGGCGTGTTCCCCAACCAGGATGGAACGTTCACTGCCATGACGTATACCAAAAGCAAAACATTTAAAACCGAAACTGGTGCGCGCCGATGGTTGGAGAAGCACACAGTAAGCTAACGATTAAAACGTCTACTCCTGCTGTTCCAGAATAACTTCATAAAATGGGAGTATTTTTCGGTGACGAGATAATAAGAACAGTTTGCGCTATCACTCTGATGTTGAATGATGCCCTTCCGTTCTAATTTTTTCATAACCGGGTTACGGCAAGGAGAAGTGATAATAAGATTTCCTGTTTTAAGGAAATCTTTAAATACAGCGATTTCTTTCTCAGATAAACGAAGCAATACTCGTTGCTCTGGTAGTAATGAATAATGCTTTTGAATATGTGCTCGCAATCTTGAGAAGGAAATGGCGACCACGAAAGAAAAGGCAAAAACGATAATCTGAAAGAGCCAAGATATTTCAGTATAAGCATTGAATGCGACAGTAAACTCTTTCGGTATCAGCCAGAGAGTGAGACCAAAAATGATAATCGTATACATAAGTCTTTCGAGTGGCTCGTTAGCAAAAAGTTTCAACAATGGAGTAAATACATCCAACATATCAATAACTCTCAACTGTAAGGGTATTGAAATGTTAACACAAGCTCTCGCTGTAGGGGTATAGCCGAGACCACCGAAGCCCGGAGGTGGTGAAATAAAACCGGGCACAACACGAAGGCGCATTTCCGATATCCATAAAGAGTCGGTCTTGTCTGTTAAATTTAAATGGTGGGAGTGCGCCTCCGGTTGTAAATAACGACATTGCTGTGTGTAGTCCTGGCGGCATCAGTTTTTTTCTTGAAGTTCGGCTGATGTCCGCCCTTTTTAAAGTGAATTTTGTGATGCGGTGAATGCGGCTAAGCGCACGTGGCACAGTTAAAAGTCATGTTAGTCCTTATTGGTTTGGGTGGGAAAGCCGACTGTAATTGTTAACTGGTTGCAGTCACCTGGAGGCACCAGGCACCGCATCAACAAAGTTCATTTGTAAAAATGGAGATAATTATGATTGCACATCACTTCGGAACTGATGAAATACCACGTCAGTGTGTGACTCCTGGCGATTATGTTCTTCATGAAGGCCGGACATATATTGCCTCGGCAAACAATATTAAAAAGCGAAAACTATATATTCGTAACCTGACCACAAAAACATGCATTACTGACTGCATGATTAAAGTTTTCCTCGGTCGTGATGGTTTACCTGTAAAGGCGGAATCATGGTGATGACTAAGAAAATAAAATGTGCTTACCACCTTTGCAATAAAGGGGTTGAAGAAAGCAAAAGCATTAAAAGACCACTTCATTTCATGCGTGGAGTTATACCAACGACGGAAATGAAAAAATATTGTAGTGAAATCTGTGCCGAAAAAGACAAGATGGCACACGAACTTTAATTAACTGACTATGCGAAACTGAATTCATGCCAGCAATGGCAGGGATTCGCTCAACCTTAATTAAGGAGAAAAACATGATTACTAATTATGAAACCACTATTGTAACTACTGATGACATTGTTCACGAGGTTAATCTGGAAGGAAAGCGTATTGGCTACGTGATTAAAACAGAAAATAAAGAAACCCCATTCACTGTAGTTGATATCGACGGTCCATCAGGCAACGTTAAAACACTTCACGAAGGTGTCAAAAAAATGAGCCTGGTGCATATCGGAAAGAATCTGCCCACAGAAAAAAAAGCCGAATTTCTGGCAACTCTGATTGCAATGAAATTAAAAGGTGAAATCTGAAAGAAATAGCCTGCGTATGGCGCAGGCTATGAACAGTGTGTATCCGGCAAGATCATTCACTGAACAAAACGAATTTTAATCTGAGTTGAGGTTAAAAAACAATGAGCACAAAACCACTCTTCCTGTTACGGAAAGCGAAAAAATCATCCGGTGAACCTGACGTCGTCCTGTGGGCAAGCGACGATTTTGAATCGACCTGTGCCACTCTGGACTACCTGATCGTTAAGTCAGGTAAAAAACTGAGCAGCTATTTTAAAGCTGTTGCCACGAATTTTCCTGTCGTTAATGACCTGCCCCCTGAAGGTGAGATCGATTTTACCTGGAGTGAACGCTATCAACTCAGCAAAGACTCCATGACCTGGGAACTAAAATCGGGAGCAGCGCCAGACGACGTTCACCATCAGGAGAATGCTCAGGAAACCGAAGAACTGACGGGAGGGCAGGAAGAAAACACACTGGCAGACGCTCACGGGGATTGCCAGGATTGCGAAGTTTCTGTATCTACTTTGCGGTTCACACAGCGTCTTCTGCACATTTTTACCTATGCGGCCGGGGATCGGAAATACCTGCATCATGCCACCCGAGAACAACGCGAACACATTACTGCTCTTGAGATGGATCAGGAAAACAGCTATGTCCAGAATCTGCTGTTGGCCATACGCGGCATGGCAGAACCGACAACTCTGGATAATGCCGCCCTGCTCCGCCTGACTGATGCAATTAAGGGGGTTTTCTCTATCACGAAAAAACATCAGCCCTATGAATTTAAGAATTTCATTTCAGCCTGGCTGGATACCGAACACATTGATCGCGGTCTTCTGACAAAAGAATGGCGAAAAGGGAATCGTGTTTCACGCATCACTCGCACGGCTTCCGGTGCTAATGCTGGCGGCGGGAACCTCACCGATCGCGGCGAAGGTTTCGTCCACGATCTGACGTCACTGGCGCGCGATGTAGCCACTGGCGTACTGGCCCGTTCAATGGACGTGGACATCTATAACCTTCATCCGGCACACGCTAAACGCATTGAGGAAATTATCGCTGAAAATAAACCGCCCTTTTCTGTTTTCCGCGACAAATTCATCACCATGCCTGGCGGGCTGGATTATTCACGCGCCATCGTGGTTGCGTCCGTGAAAGAAGCACCAATTGGGATCGAGGTCATCCCCGCGCACGTCACTGAATATCTGAACAAAGTACTGACTGAAACCGATCATGCCAACCCTGATCCGGAAATCGTGGATATTGCCTGCGGTCGCTCCTCTGCCCCGATGCCGCAGCGTGTAACAGAAGAAGGAAAACAGGATGATGAAGAAAAACCGCAACCATCTGAAACAACGGCAGATGAACAGGGAGAGGCTGAAACAATGGAACCGGACGCAACTGAACATCATCAGGACACGCAGCCGCTGGATGCTCAGTCACAGGTAAATTCTGTTGATGCGAAATATCAGGAACTGCGGGCAGAACTCCATGAAGCCCGGAAAAACATTCCATCAAAAAATCCTGTCGATGCCGATAAATTGCTTGCTGCATCACGTGGTGAATTTGTTGACGGAATTAGCGACCCGAACGATCCGAAATGGGTTAAGGGGATCCAGACTCGCGATTCTGTGTACCAGAACCAGCCAGAAACGGAAAAAACCAGCCCGGATGTGAAACAACCTGAGGCAGTAGTGCAACAGGAACCGGAAATAGTCTGCAATGCCTGCGGTCAGACTGGCGGAGATAACTGCCCTGACTGTGGGGCGGTGACGGGCGACGCAACATACCAGGAAACATTCGATGAAGAGAATCAGGTTGAAGCTAAGGAAAAAGATCCGGTGGAAATGGAAGGCGCTGAACATCCGCACAATGAGAATGCTGGCAGCGATCCGCATCGTGATTGCAGTGATGAAACTGGTGAAGCGTCAGCTCCTGTAGCAACTGAAATCATGTGGCCGTCATATTTCGAGCCTGGCCGCTATGAAAACCTCCCGAACGAGGTTTATCACTCCGCCAACGGAATAAGCAGCACGATGCTGAAGGATGCCCGTATCAGCCTGATGTATTACCACGGACGGCACATTGCCGGAACTATTCCGAACGAGGAAAGTGATGCACTGCTGCGTGGGCGGATCATTCACAGCTATGTTCTGGAAACGGATAAATTCGCTGATGAATATGCCATTCCGGTACCGGTTCCTGAATATGTGGTTACTACTTCTAGCGAACTGATCGCCATCATTAAAAAACACAATGCCAGTCTGCCAGCACTGATGACACCAGAGCAGATGAAAGAGTGGATCGAAAGCTACAACAGCACTCTTATACAGCCACTGTCTGTAAGTGCCGGGGCCGAAGAAACAGGCATCCTTTACGGTTCGCTTCCGGTGGAATTTCGGCGTATTCCTGAGGGGGAAAAACACACAGCATCAGCAATGAAAGCCTGTATTAAAGAATACAACGCAAGCCTCCCTCCTCTGTTGAAAACCAGTGGAGCACGGGAGCAGCTTCTGGATCAAATTGAAACTGTAGACCCAGAACTGGCAAAAAAAGAACGTGCTAAATCTTTGCCTTACAACATCAGTGGCACAAAAGAGCAATTAACCGAAATCGCACGGAAAATTCGCCCGGAACTGGTGACACTGGAGGACTGGCAAAAACGCCAGCAAGAAGAAAATGCCGGGAAAACGTTTATCAGTCCGGAGATGTATGAACAGGCAAAAAATATTCACGCGGCACTGCAAAACAATACCGATGCAGCAAGGCTACTCAACCACCCGGATCGCAAATCTGAAATCAGCTATTTCGGGTTTGATGAAGAAACCGGGCTGGAAATCAGGGTCCGTCCTGATATCGAAATCCGGCTGCCATACGAAAGCATTTGCGCTGACGTGAAGTCAGTCAGCCTCGGTTATGTGCGACAGGAACGACTTAAAGATCGCCTGCACCGTGAAATTATTGAGCGTGATTATCACCTCAGCGCCGCAATGTATTGCGATGTGGCAAACCTGGACAAATTTTTCTGGATCTTCGTCAACAAAGATGCTGGCTATCACTGGGTGGCAGTCGTGGAAGCCTCGCAGGAACTCCTGGAACTTGGTCGACAGGAATATCGCCGGACGCTACGCCAGATAAACGAAGCCCTGGAGACAAACAACTGGCCAGCACCGATTACCGAAAGTTATACCGACGAATTAAACGACTTTGATCTTCGTCGTCTTGAAGCACTGAGCATCTGAGGAAGGACACAATGAACGAATTAACTCAACAAGAAAATATTAACTCTAATGTTGCGGTTTTCAGCCCTCAGTCCCTGGCTGCAATTCAGACATTTTCCCAGGTAATGGCTTCCGGCATGGCTACTGTACCGGAACACCTCCGGGGAAATCCATCAGACTGCATGGCCATCACCATGCAGGCGATGCAGTGGCAAATGAACCCTTACGCAGTAGCTCAGAAAACTTTCGTTGTGAATGGTGTGCTCGGATATGAAGCGCAACTGGTTAATGCCGTAATCAGTACTCGTGGGCCGCTAACCGGGCGTATTGAATATGACTGGTTCGGGCCGTGGGAAAAAATTATCGGGAAATTTGAAATCAGGAAGAGCGACAAAGGGAAAGAATATCGTGTACCTGGCTGGAAGCTGGCCGATGAAAACGGGATCGGTGTTCGTGTCCAGGCAACACTACGCGGCGAAAGTAAACCACGCGTACTGGAATTACTTCTGGCGCAGGCCAGAACACGTAACTCAACGCTATGGGCCGACGATCCTCGCCAGCAGCTTGCCTATCTAGCGCTGAAACGCTGGGCGCGCCTTTATTGCCCCGAAGTGATTCTTGGAGTGTACACCAGGGACGAACTGGACGAGCCACAGGAAAAAATCATTAATCCGGTTCAGGAACATAAAAACACTTCCGCTTGCCGCGCGGAACGTGAAACAACAATTATTGAGCAGGATGCCGGGGAAAACTGGATCGATGCTTTCCGTGAACGTATTGAGCAGGCACAAAGCACCGGGGAAACAACAGCACTTCGCCAGGAAGTGGAAGATCATAAAAATACACTTGGCGCTCTCTATACGGAACTTAAAGGAAAAGTGGTTCAGCGTCATCACCGTCTCAATGCTATTGCCCGTATCGAGAAGATGATAAATGACCTACCTTCTTCAGGTGATCCAGAAGCAGAACAAAAATTTACTGCTCTGGAAAATACGCTGAATGCTGCCCGGCCACATCTGGGTGAATTATATGAGGCGTATAAAACGACACTGACAGATATGAAACCAGAATATATCGGCTCCTGATATTGACTTTGGCGGTGTAGCCTCACCGCCATCACAAAATTTTATTTTATGAGAGAAAAGACAATGCGGTATGAAAAAGTCAAACCATGCCCTTTTTGTGGTTGTCCATCAGTAACGGTGAAAGCCATTTCAGGATATTACCGCGCGAAGTGTAACGGATGCGAATCCCGAACCGGCTATGGTGGAAGTGAAAAAGAAGCACTCGAACGATGGAATAAACGAACCACTGGAAATAATAATGGAGGTGTTCATGTATAAAATTACCGCCACTATTGAAAAGGAAGGTGGCACTCCTACTAACTGGACAAGGTACTCAAAAACAAAATTAACCAAATCAGAATGCGAAAAAATGCTCTCAGGTAAAAAAGAAGCAGGCGTTTCCAGAGAGCAGAAAGTAAAACTGATAAATTTTAATTGCGAGCAACTTCAGTCCTCGTGAATTGCATTGTATTCAAATTAAAACTTCATAGCTGATTATTAATAATCAACATCGGGCGTCAATTTCAGTCTAACATTGGCGCCTGCCAGAGGTGATGCGATGGCACAAGTAATCTTTAATGAAGAGTGGATGGTTGAATACGGCCTGATGCTTCGCACTGGTCTGGGGGCCAGACAAATTGAAGCATACCGCCAGAACTGTTGGGTGGAAGGCTTCCACTTCAAACGAGTATCTCCTTTAGGGAAGCCAGACAGTAAGCGAGGGATTATCTGGTACAACTATCCAAAGATAAATCAGTTTATCAAAGACTCATGATATGTCTAAATTACCAACAGGTGTCGAGATTCGAGGTAAATACATTCGCATCTGGTTCATGTTTCGAGGAAAACGATGTCGGGAAACATTGAAAGGCTGGGAGGTTACTAACAGTAACATTAAAAAAGCCGGGAATTTAAGAGCGTTGATAGTTCATGAAATCAATTCCGGTGAATTTGAGTATTTAAGACGTTTCCCCCAGTCCAGCACTGGGGCAAAAATGGTGACAACGAGGGTCATAAAAACGTTCGGGGAGCTTTGTGATATCTGGACAAAAATTAAAGAGACAGAGTTAACAACAAACACAATGAAGAAAACGAAATCACAATTAAAAACACTCAGGATAATAATTTGTGAGAGTACCCCAATATCACATATTCGTTATAGCGATATCTTAAACTACCGGAATGAACTGCTGCATGGAGAAACGCTTTACCTGGATAATCCAAGATCCAACAAAAAAGGAAGAACCGTGCGCACAGTTGATAACTATATCGCCCTGCTCTGTTCGTTGTTACGTTTTGCGTATCAGTCGGGATTTATATCAACCAAACCATTTGAAGGAGTAAAAAAATTACAGCGAAACAGAATAAAGCCTGATCCGTTATCTAAAACAGAATTCAATGCATTAATGGAAAGTGAAAAAGGACAGAGCCAGAACTTGTGGAAATTTGCCGTTTACTCCGGGCTTCGTCACGGGGAACTGGCTGCTCTGGCGTGGGAGGATGTGGATTTCGAGAAGGGAATTGTGAATGTCAGAAGAAACCTGACGATACTTGATATGTTCGGTCCCCCAAAAACAAATGCGGGGATTCGGACGGTAACACTACTGCGGCCTGCTATTGAAGCACTGAAGGAGCAATACAAACTAACCGGGCATCATCGCAAAAGCGAAATCACTTTTTATCATCGGGAGTACGGCAGAACCGAAAAGCAAAAACTGCATTTTGTTTTCATGCCCAGGGTGTGTAACGGAAAACAGAAACCTTATTACTCGGTAAGCAGTCTGGGGGCGAGATGGAATGCAGCAGTAAAACGTGCTGGTATTCGCCGCCGTAATCCGTACCATACGCGGCATACTTTTGCCTGCTGGTTGTTGACGGCAGGAGCGAACCCGGCATTTATAGCCAGCCAGATGGGGCATGAAACTGCGCAGATGGTGTATGAAATTTACGGTATGTGGATTGATGACATGAACGACGAACAGGTAGCTATGTTGAATGCGCGGTTATCGTAG